CCTAAGAAAAAACGAAAAAGCAGTTGATATTTTGGTTTCATATCAAAATTATCTTAATGAACTTGATGATGTAATCACTTTTATTGATGAGAGAATTCAAGAAATTGATGCAAAAGGAACTTTTAAATCAGATGATGAAATAGGATTTTTCTTTGATAGAATTAAATTACTTAATAATATGTTAAATAAATTTAAAGTTAAATTATGAGTAAAAATTATTTCACCTCTGAAACTGAAGATGCTATAGTATTATATAATAATACACAAGATGAAGTATTAAAAAACGAGATTTATCAAAATTATATACATTATCCTTTCTTTAAACTTACTGAAAATTTGATTCATACTTTTAAATATTATTATACTGAAGTAGAGAATTTAGAAGATTTACAGCATGAAGTAATAATATTTTTATTATCTAAAATGCATAGGTTTGATCCTGAATTAGGTTATAAAGCTTATTCATTTTTTGGTACTATAGCTAAAAGGTATTTAATAAAATCAAATGAAAAAAATTATAAAAAGAAAATAGATAAGTCTTCATTAGATGTAGTTGATGAGAATATTACTCATTCATATTCATTAGATGAACAAATGTATGAAGAACATGAAGAACCCACTACACAAGGTAAATTAAATAAATATATTGATAATTATATTGAATATTGTACTGATAATATTTATACGTTATTTCCAGTAAAGGAGAAAAGTAAAGACTATATTAATGATGCTCGAATAGCAGATGCAGTTTTAGAGTTATTCAGAAAAAGAGAACATATTAATATTTTCAATAAAAAAGCTTTATATATCTATATAAAGGAACAAGCAGATGTTACAACTCCACGTATAACTAAAGTGGTTGATAAATTAAAATATATTTTTAATAAAGGTTATTTATTTTATTTAGAAAATGGTTACATAAAGTTTGATTAAATATATTTATAGGTATGACAACATTTAATAAAGAAGTATTTAAAGGAAAAACATTTAGCAATATTTTAGAGGAGATTTACGATAACCAACGTAAAAAAGATAAACAAATTAATGCTTTAATTAATGAACTTAAACCTATGATTGAAGAAATAGGGGATGCTACATTAATTGTACCTCTTATTAAAGAATATTTAGAAATAGGAGTTAAAAATGATGATCTTTTAGTTAAAATGGCTGCTTTAGTTCAAAGAACTCTTAATAACACTGAATCTTCAGCTCAGTTAGGTATAAGTGATGAAGAAAAAGAACAATTATTAAACGCTGTTAAAAATTTAAAATAAAATGGTAACTAAAGGAATTTCATCTTTATATACTAACTCTAATAAAAATAAAAATAATAATTTTAGTTTATTTAATTCAAATCAATTACAAAATCTTGTAGTTAAAGGTAGAGTTACTAGTATAGTTTTAGATGAAACTCATCCTAGATTTAAAGAATTGGGTGAATGGAATGGTTTAGGAACTATAGAGTATGAGGTTGTAAATTCCCCTAGTACTAATAAAAATATTTTACCTATAGCTAAACCCTTAGATCCTTCCCTTAAAAATTATCCATTAATTAATGAGATAGTTTATATTTTGACTTTGCCTAATTCTAATATAGGAGAATTTACAACTAGTCAAACTAATTATTATATAAATGTTGTTGGAGTTTGGAATCATCCTCACCATAATGCTTTCCCTCAAAATTCTAATACATTACAACCTTCTCAACAAAAAGATTATATACAAACTCAAATAGGAAGTGTTAGAAGAGTTACAGATCAATCCACCGAAATATATTTAGGTAAAACTTTTACTGAAAAATCCGATATACACCCTTTATTACCTTTTGAAGGAGATAGAATTTTTGAAAGTAGATGGGGAAGTAGTTTACGTTTTAGTTCAACTGTACCTAATTTAAATTCATGGTCGGAAATAGGAGAAAATGGAGATCCTATAGTTATTTTAAGAAATGGTCAAGGAAATCAAAATGATGAAGGTTGGGTTCCTATTGTAGAAGATATTAATAATCTGGAATCCTCTATTTGGTTAACTAGTTTTCAAAAAATCCCTTTAAATTCTCCTAATTTATTCCAAAGTTATAAATCTAATGCTCCTGAAAAGGTAAATTTATATAAAAGACCTCAAGTAATTCTTAATTCAGGTCGTTTAGTTTTTAACGCTTATGAAGATCATATTCTATTTCTTTCTAAGAAATCTATTAATTTGAACGCTACTGAAAATGTAAATATTGATTCTAAACAAACAGTTATTCAGACTAAAGAATTATTTTTAGGAGATAAAAATGCTACGGAACCTTTATTATTAGGAGATAAAACTGTTGATTTATTGTCAGCTTTATTTGAAGAATTAATAGGAGTCTTTAATCAATTATCAACTTTATCTTCTTTACCTCCAGGTACTCCTTTTATTAATGTTAATGCCCAGGCTACACAAGCTTTAGCTAAAATAAATTTACTTAAAAATAAACTTAATACTTTAAAATCTAAACAAAATAAAACAATATAATGGCTTTTGGACCTATTATTTCTTCTTTAGTTAAAAATGCAATTAAAGCTAGTGTTAGTTTTGAATCTGGTATTGACCCTTTATTAAGTAGGCTGAAGGCTTCATGCCCCTCTAAAGAGGAATTACAAAAAATAATATTAACAAAAAATTCCTTAACTCAAGCTCTAAACCAAACCCAAACTTCATTAAAAACTTTAACACAAACTAGTAGTACTTTAAATATTATTAATTCTAGTTTAAATGCTGCTACATCTACTATAAAAAATCTTCCTATACCCTCATCAGTTCCTCCAGGTGCTGGGGTGCCTTTAGGGGTTATATTAACTTTTTCATCAACATTAGATTCTTTATCTAATATAATTAATCAAAATCAAGGAGCTGTAAATTCAGTTACCCCTTCTGTTATTATAATTAGAAAATCTATTACTAACATTCAATCTAAATTGAATGAATTAAATACTTTATTATTATCTTGCCTTAATGAACAATCCCAAAATTTGAGTGATGAGGAAAAAGAAAAATATTTTGAAAGTTTAAATATTAATTTAGATAGTGAAATTGATAGTATAAATGAAAATAGTGTAACTAAAGTTTCCTTAAATGAAAGTTTAAATCCTAATTCTAATAATCCTCTAGATTATAAAAATTTTAGATTAATTTTAGAATATGATAAAGAAAATAAATTTTCATTTCCCAGAAGACGTGTGGTAGGTATAAGAAGTGATAATACTCAAATAATAGGAGATTATTCATTTAGTGCTGACTCTCAAATATTAGTAGATGAAGTAAAATTTAAAATTGATCAATTTTTAGATTCAAATTTGGATAATTCAATTTCAGTAATTACCTTATATCCACCTGTGGGTAGAAAAGGATTATATGATAATGAGTATTATACAACTAATAATCAAACTTATATCTGGAGTGATAGAAGTCAAAAATGGGAGCCTGTTACTATATCATTTACTACTCCCTTCTATCCTGTTGGTAGGGAAGGATTTTATAATGGGGAATCTATTAATGTAAATGGAAATACTTATTTTTGGAATTCTTCTACTAAAACTTGGAGTGTAAAAATTTAGAATTAAAATATTTATAAATATGAAAGTTAATGCTTTAAAAGAATTGTTAAAACAAGCTGTGAGAGAAGTCTTTCAAGAGGAATTAAAGGAAATTGTTTTAGAATCTGTTAGAGGTTCTAGAAATGTAATTCAAGAATCTGTACAACATCCTAAAGCTCCTAAAATTGATAAAAAAGCTATGTATGAAGCTATGATAGGGGGTTTTAATAAAGGATCTAATGAAATGTCTTTTACAACCGAAAATCTTCAAGGATTAGCCCCTCAACCAGGTTTTAATCCTACAGGAGTTATGCCTGGTGCTGATTTACCTGCAGGTAATGTAAGTTTAGATCAAATAATAGGTTTATTAAATAAATAAATAATGGCATTTGGAGCGAAAAAAATATTTCCTATTGATACACGTGGAGATGTGGGTGTAGGGGTGTCTTTACCTTTTAATTCAAATGGGGTTTTTCAGACAACTTACACAACTCAAGAAGCTCTAAAAACAAATCTTATTAATTATTTTTTAACTGAACCAGGAGAGATTTATTTAAATCCAACTTTTGGAGGAGGTTTAAGATCTTTTATTTTTGAAAATATAACAAATAATACTACTCAAGATTTAAAAGATAATATCCAAACTAAAATTTCTCAAAATTTTCCAAATGTTATAGTAGATGAATTAGAAGTATATCAACAATATGATGATAATTCTTATAATGTAGTTATTAAATATAGAATCCAAAATACATCAATTTCAGACCAATTACAAATTAATTTTACTTAATGGCTACTAAACGTAATATTCAATATTTAAATAAAGATTTTACTGAACTAAGGTCCAGCTTAATAAATTATGCTAGGACCTATTTCCCTACTACTTATAATGACTTTAGTCCAACCTCTCCAGGTATTATGTTTATGGAGATGGCGGCCTATGTAGGAGATGTTTTATCTTTTTATTTAGATAATCAAATTCAAGAAACATATTTACAATATGCTCGACAATCAAATAATTTATTTGAGTTAGCTTATATGTTAGGTTATAAACCTAATGTAACTCAAGTAGCTACAGTAGATATTGATTTTTATCAACAAGTTCCTGCTATAACTTCAGGTAGTTCTTATATTCCTGATTTTAGTTATGCTTTATATGTACCTGAAAATACAACATTAACTTCAACAGCTTCAGGAAGTATATCATTTATAATTCAGGATCCTGTTGATTTTAGCGTTTCTTCTTCTTCGGATCCTACAGAAGTCACAATTTATAGTATAACAGGTAATGTAGTAAATTATTTCTTATTAAGAAAAACTAGAAAAGCAATATCAGCTAATATTAATACTACTACATTTACTTTTGGGGATCCTCAACCTTTCCAAACCGTTGAAATAAATTCTCCTCAAATTGTGGGAATTTTAGATATTATAGATTCTAATGATAATAAATGGTATGAGGTTGATTATTTAGCTCAAGATATGGTATTTGATTCTATAAGAAATACTAATATTGAAGATCCTACTCAAACTGGAGATGTACCTTATTTATTACAATTAAAATCAGTTCAGAGAAGATTTGCTACTAGATTATTAAACCCCACTACATTACAATTACAATTTGGAGTTGGAGATCCTACCATAACAGATGAAAACATAATTCCTAACCCTGATAATGTAGGATTAGGTTTACCTTTTGAGAAAACTAAATTAACAACTGCTTTCTCTCCTTCAAATTTTATATTTACTAAGTCGTATGGTATTTCTCCATCTAATACTACCTTAACTGTTAGATATTTAACAGGAGGAGGTGTTGTATCAAATGTGCCAGCGAATACTATAAATACTATAACTTCGGGTACTCCTGTGTTTTTAAATCCAAGTGTAAGTACCAATACTGCTAATTATATTTTTACAACTCTTGCTGTAAATAATATAACAGCAGCTGATGGTGGGGGAGATGGAGATACTATTGAAGAGTTAAG